GATTTGCAACTTTTTTTCTTCTAAAAAGAAAAGGAGAGATTATAATTTTGAAAAGATTTTCGTATTTAAAAAACCTATTTCGAAAGAGGTAATTAACTATCGGGTCGGTGGCTGAAGTCGTGCCACAAGGGAACCTGGTGGGTTGTTTTTAGAGGAAAATGGCAGATTTAGAGGAATAAGGTAAAAATAGGTTTTAGATGACAAATAGTGATAAAAGTGGAAATTTCAATGCCTGAATTAAAAAAATCAACAATTAAAAAATTGAAGACAGAAATCAGGGAATTGATGGTTACAATACCAACAATTACAGTATCGCAGTTATCAAAGCAATTAGGGAGGAGTTATAATTTAATATCTTATTTGAGAAGCGAAGTCGAGGAGGAAAATGCAAGAGCGGTTGAGGGAAGGGTTGAAATGGAAATAGCGATGTTCGAGTTGTTGGTTAAGGGATTAGCACCTCATTTGTGGAATATTATTGTGGGAAAGAAAAAAGTAATTGATAAAGAAGGAACGGAAATTGAAGTTAATACGACACCGTGGGAAAAAATATCGGCGATCCGGACTATTGTCGAAAATTTTGATAAACTTTTCGGGAGGAAATTTGACGCGGGCATCTTCTCTAAAAAATTGGGGGAGGTTGAAGTTAAAAACAAAGCTGAATTGTTAAAAGTTATTTTAGATAATTTAGATGAATCAAGTCGCAAACAATTTGTTGAGGCCGCAGAGCGGTTTTTCGATAGAGGAGATTAAAGAAGCGGTTTATGATAAAAATCTACCATCTTTTATTAGGAAGGAAATCTACAAATATGATTCTGAAGCGAAAAGAGAGAAATGGAAATTGGGAAAATTACATCAAGAATGGAATGATTTTTTAAAAGAGAAAAGAATCTGCATCAAAGCACCGAGAGATCATTTGAAAACTTTTTTCTTTTCTGAAAGCTATCCGATAAGAAGATTGAAATATCTGCCGGATGATGAAATTCAGATATTCAGCAAAACAGATAGATTGGCGGTCAGGATTTTAGATAAAATAAAGAAAAGAATTATTAAAAATCCTGATCTGGAATATTTGGGGGGAAAGGGTGCGGATTTCTGGTCGAAGACAGAGATCCGGTGCTCTAACGGAGCGACTGTCTATGCTCAGGGGTTCTGGTCGGCTATCCGGGGAGGGCATCCGAAATTGATTATTCTGGACGATGTGATTGATACGCAGGTTATTTATTCCGATGAGCAGAATGAGAAAGCGAAGGAAAGGATGGCAAGTGAAATTTTGCCGATGGCCGAACCAGAAACTCAAATTATTCTGGTCGGGACTTTGCAGAGGGAGGACGATATCTATGCGGCAATCGATCCGAAGATTTGGGTCGCTAAAAGTTATGATGCGATTGTAGATGAGGAAAAAAAATTGACCTTGTTTCCGGAGAAATGGGACTGGGAGAAATTGATGAGAAGGAAAGAAGAAATCTCAATTTTAAAAGGAGAGAAATGGTTTTTAAAAGAATATCGGAATTTGCCGGTGAAATTGCTCGGGGAAATCATCAAAAAGGAATGGATTCAGTGGTATGATGTTTTGCCGGAAGGATTGAGGATTTATACTGGGTGGGATCTTTCGGTGGGGAAGGAATTGGATCGGGGAGATTATACTGCTTGCATCACTTTCGGGATCGATGATAAGGGGAATATCTATCTCATCAGGGTTTGGAGGGACAGAATTGATTTTCCGACAAGATTGAAAAAAGTTGTGGATTTTGGGAAAGATGATAAACCTTTGAAAATCAAAATCGAATCAAACACTTTTCAGGCCGATTCGGTGCAGGTCTTGAAAAGCAATACGGCTTTGCCAATCGAAGGGGTGAAGACGACAGAAAACAAAGTAAAAAGATTCAGCGAGGAACTTGCCCCTCTGTTTGAAAATAGAAAAGTGTTTTTAAGAAAAGGGGATGAGATGCATCAAATTTTTGCCGATGAATTGTGCTCTTTACCGAGGGGGAAATTTGATGATTTATGTGATGCCTTTTTAATCGGTTTGAAAGATGTGATGTATAGGGAATACGATTTAAAAGTAATTGGAATTTAAAAAATGAATGGAGAAAAAATAAAAGTTTTAAGAGAAGTGAATTACAAATGGGATAGAGTCATAAAATTGACTCAAGCTATTAAATATGGTAATATTATTTTAGAAATTAGAGATGGAGACCCGAAAAGAATCAAGAGGCCATTGCAGGAATTCGATTTGGATATTCCAGAGAGAGATTTTGAAGAAAGATTAAAAACTATTGCTCTTGACAGAGGTTCTTGACTTCTGCTATCCTTAAATAAGGTTCTGCTTTAGAGGAGCCGGAACCAACAATTTATTTTGTAGCCCTAAGTTGTGTAGCAATAGGGGCTCATGATTGGATCTGAAAATTTTTCGGGTCTCATCATGAGCCCTTTTTTATGGCTAAACTAAATTTTTTAGATAAATTTTTAGGAACATTTGGCTTGATTAGAAAAAAGGCAGCGAATTTTCCTTTGGTTTCGGGTGCGGGGATTTCTGATTTTATTATTAGTGGCGAAAGGATATCAAAATCAAAACTGCTGGAGAACAACAAGAACTGGGTCTTTGCCTGCGTCAGGGCGAGGGCTGAAGCAGTTGGAAATATCAAACTGAAAATGTTTAGGAAAGAAAAGGATGGGACGATTGTTGAGATGCCGGATCACGAATTGCTTGATCTTCTGGCGGCAGTCAATCCTTTTATGTGCCAGTTCGAGTTGTTTGAGACGCTGGAGGAGCATTTGGATTTACTGGGAAATGCCTTCTGGTATCTGGACGGGGTGAAAAATTACAATGACAAACCGACGAGCATTTATCCTTTAAATCCTAAATATATCGAAATCAAAAAAGGAAAACTGCCAAATTTTATTGACGAATATCGATATACCCTCACCGGAGTAGCCAGAATTTTCAAGCCGTATGAGATACTTCATTTTCGAGAAGCAAATCCCAATGATCCTTATGAGGGGAAAGGGATTTTGGAATCTATCGCTCACTGGGTTGATGCCGACAATTATGCAACGGAATGGAATAGAAATTTCTTTTTAAATGCGGCAAGACCGGATGCGATTCTGAAACATTTGGAAGCAGATTTGAGTAAAGAACAAATGGATTTTTTGAGAGCTTCATTTGAGGAAACTTATCGGGGAGTTGAGAAAGCCCATAAGGCTCTGATATTGCCGAAGGGGGTCGAGTTTTCGCCGGTCGGATGGACGCAGAAGGAAATGGATTTTGTGGAAATGCAGAGGATGACGAGGGATAAGATTCTGGCCGGGTTCAGGGTGCCGAAAACTATACTGGGTTTGACCGAAGATGTCAATCGGGCGAATGCCGAGGCATCTAATTATGTTTTTGCTTTGAGAGTTATTAAGCCGCAGATGGAGAGGATTGTCGGGTATCTTAATGAATTTTTGGTGCCGAGATACGGAGATAACATCTTTTTGGACTTCGAGGATCCGGTGCCGGAAAACCGGGAACTGGAGCTGATGGAAAATGAGAAGGCTTTAGGGGCGAAACCTTATGCTTCGGTTAATGAAATCAGGGAAAGAGAAGGATTACCACCTATCGAAGGAGGGGACAGCGTGATGACTGATTTCGCTTCGATTCCTTTAGGAGAACCAATCGAGGAGAAAAAAGCAAAACCGAAAGTCAAAAATCAAATGAAACCATCGGTCAGGTTTTCAAGGAGTTTGAAAAAGAGGAAGGAAATCGGGGAACTAATCGGAAAAGAGGCAAGGAAAGTTTTGGGAGAAAATATCAAGGAAGTTTTAAAAGCGTTTGACGAGGAAAAATGGGAAGTGGCTTGGAAAGGGTTTGTGGTTCGGGTATCGCCTTATGAAAAAGCTTTGGGAGAGGCGATTAAGAAATTCAACAAAGAACAAAAAGAAAGAGTGATCGGGAAACTGGAAGGCAAAAAGCAGGAAATCGATTTCGGTGCTTTATTTGATAGCGAGGCAGAAGTTTCGATTTTGATTGATGGGGTGACACCGATCTTGAAAAAACTTTTGGCGAAAGAAGGGAAGGAGGCTTTGAAATTGATCGGTATGGAGGAGGCTTTTGAGGCGAATCTGGAAAGGGTGGTCAATAGTTTAAATAAAAGAATCAATTTGATGGCTGAAAGTTATAACGAAACCACTCTTGATTTATTAAAAGAAAAATTGAAGGAAGGATTGAATGCCGGCGAGAGCTTGCCGGAATTGACTGAAAGGGTGAAGCAGATTTATGAATTTTCGGATGAGGTTCGGGCGGAAAGAGTGGCGAGGACTGAAGCTTTTGCGGTAGCAAACTCGGCGACCAAAGAAGCGTGGAGGCAGTCGAAGGTAGTCAAAAGTTTAAAATGGTTCACTGCTTTGGATGAGAGGGTTTGTGAATTTTGCGAACCGATGAATGGAAAGATTGTCGGAATTGAGGAAAACTGGTTTGAAAAAGGAGAAAGTATGACGGGCAGAGAAGGAGGAAAAATGGATATTGATTATTCGGACATTGAGAATCCTCCGCTTCACGCAAATTGTCGTTGTTACATACGCCCGGAAACCATAAGTGTTGAATAATATGCCAATACTTAAAGGAACAAAAAGACCACCATATCATATTATTTCATTAGCGAGAGGCGGATCAAATTGGATAGAAAATATACAACCACTTTGTTCGAAATGTAATTATAGAAAATGGGCAAAATTTAAAAATAAAAAGGTCGATTTATTAAAATAATTTGCAGGAAAAAAATGGCAAATTCTAATCAAAATAAAAATATCATTGAGGTTTCTGAGGAAAAGAAAAAAGAACTGGGAATTTTGAAAATTTTAAATATCATCATTCCTGAGGAAGGAGAAGATGAATATAATTGCGTGATGGAAGACGGGAAAATCAAGGCGATTCCTGCTTCAGAATTGGAATAAAATGGACAAACTACAAACATTAAAATTAGGTTCGGACGGGAAATCCAAAATGAGTTTCAGGATTTGGCGGGCGGA